GTCGAGGGGTGTGATGGAGTCGGAGTGTGTGTGAGAAAAAAAAGCGAGGTCGGTCGGTGGAATGTTACCACGCCCCCGCCGCCCTCGCCGTCAGGAACCTTACTTACCTCTCCCCCCGGAGAATGGAATTTGAAAGTTAGGGTGTCAAGGCCGAAAAATTGGCAAATAGAATTTGATTAAGATGGTCGAAGTGTTATAATGTGGGATATTGATTTGGAAATGCGGTTCTATCTGACAACTGGTTGTTAGATAGCTTTTGATTTTTTACCGGCGATATTGGGCCAAAATTGAGGGTGGTTAGGCCGAAAAACGGGCAAAATTGACGTAAGTCCTTATATTTTCACTGGCGTATGAACGAAATGGACGAGACAAAAAACAAGGGCAAATATACGGAGTTTGAGCTTCGAGATCGCGGGATAGGCAAGTTCCATGCAACTCAGACTCATGAATGGGCCACAAAGCTCAGCACATACCACGATGAGGGTGTCAAGCGAGCATTCCTGGCTATAAAAAGGAGCCTGAGTTTACTTTGTACGGACGTTGAAGGATATCAATACCACGAACTTGCTCACCAGGCCGCTCAGATAATGATTGATAAGTTTTTGCTACAACGGTGCAAAGGGCAAGATGTTCCGCTCCCGGGCCCGGTGATATCCGAGAGTTCGCTGCAATCGGCACCGGGTGCTGAGCCTAAAGGGGTCCCGAGTATTTTGAAAGCCACGGCAGTAGAGGCTGATTTCACGAAGTGGGACGGCAAGATAGATACAGTCAACGATATCAACTGGATATACAATCACCTTGGGGTGGCCGATGTCAAACCCGAGGACGCTCCCTCCCCGGGTGCATGGGCACATCTTCAATATCACAGGTCCAGCACAGGGGCGATGGCGGAGTTTTTCACAAAGGTCTATCCGCGGCTGATACCATCCAAAAGCGTAATGCAGAAAATGGAAGATAAAGCCCATGATGACGGTCGAACAACTTTTAGCCTCCTCGACCGATTACTCGAGGAGTGCGAAGGAAGTCCGGAGCAAGTACCCGTTTTACAGCTGGGCGATTCAGAACGTCCCAGGCTACAAGACGAAGCGGGGGAATCTACTGTTCAGGAAGAAGTGCCTTGAGTTAGCACTCGAGAACGAGGACTTTGCTGATCAGCTCTGGATAATGTGCGCCAGGGACCTTCTGTTTTTTGTCAACACATTTGTCTTCACCTACGATCCACGGCTGCTGCCTAACATTCCCGAGATACCATTCATCACTTACGAATTTCAGGATGTGGCCTTTGACAGAATCAGGGCCGCCATCGAAAACGGTTATGACCAGCTTACCGAGAAGTCCAGGGATATGGGTGCAACGTGGATGTACTTGATAGTATTTATGTGGATGTTCATGTTTCGCTCTTATGCGGCTTTCCGGCTTCTCTCGAGGAATGAAGATCTGGTTGATAAGGATGAGGACCCTGATAGTCTATTCTGGAAGATATTGTTTGCTTTGGATCATTTGCCAGGGTTCCTGCAGCCCGAAAGAAATTACGTTCACCTTCATATGAAAAATTACGACACCAATGCTACGATAGATGGTTGTACGACAACGAGTGATACAGCTCGAGGCGGCCGGTGTACGGCGTTGTTTCCGGACGAATTCGCTTCCGTCCCGGACGGTGATGGCATGCTTGCATCGACAAGAGACGTTACTCACTGCCGGCTTTTCAATTCGACACATCACGGAGCCGGCACGGCCTTTTATAGATTGAGCCAGGGCTCTATAAGTAAATTGATTTTGCACTGGTCGCTGCATCCGGTGAAGGCCCGAGGGTTGTATTACTCAGAGGACAAAAAACTGATCATGTGTGATAAGAGTTTTCGCGGTGAAGTTGCTATTGGCGAAATAAAATATGACTTCCCGGACAATTATCCTTTCATACTCGATGGCAAACTTCGTTCTCCCTGGTATGACAATGAATGCGCTCGAGCCGTTCACCCGATGGAGATTGCGCAGGAGCTCGACATAGATCCGTTTGCCTCTGATTTTCAGTTTTTTGACGGTCCGATGATTCAGGACATCGAAACAGAAGATGTACGGCCGCCGTTTCACGAGGGCATGCTTGAGTTTGATGAGGACAGTCTGGATGCACTCGAATTTACTGAGGGCAAAAACGGTCCTCTGAAATTATGGATACATCCTGACATGTACGGAAGATTTCCTATAGAGTTGCAAGTCGGTGTCGGCGTGGATGTATCGGCGGGTACCGGGGCAAGTAATTCAGCCAGAACATATGTTAATTTGCGGACCGGCGAGAAAATAGCTGAGTATGTCGATCCCTGGATCAAGCCGGAAGCATTTGCCAGGGTTGGAATAGCTTTGAACAAATGGTTTAACAATGCTTTCGAGGTACCCGACGGTGCTGGTCCGGGCAGAACGTATTGTGATGAACTGATATTACTTGGATATCGGAATATTTATTTCAGGCGAGATGAGGTTGGACTGAGAAAGAAAGTTTCAGATAAGCCTGGTGTCTTCTTGAATTCGGGAGAGAAGAAGGCGATTTTCGGGAAATATCGGAGGGCTTTGAAAGAAAAATCATTTATTCAGCGCAGTCACGATGCTAATCAGGAGTGTCTCGCTTATATTTACACTACCGGAAAGAAGATAGAGCATACAACGGCTGTTAAGTCGGTTGATCCATCCGGGGCCGGCGATAGTCATGGTGATCGTTGTGTGGCTGATGCCTGTGCCAATAAGTGTTTAGAGCTGCTTGGTGCGAAAAATCTTTTAGATGTACCTGGGAACGAACCGCGACATTGTTGGGCTGCGAGGAAACGCGAATCGGAGCAAAAAAGGCAAAAAAAGACGGAATGGTGAGATTTTTAATTTTTTTTGCTTGATTTCGCCGAAATATGATTATAAAGTGAAACTTAGCTTAAGCTGAGAAATTGAAGGCAAGTCGGTGCCGACTCATCGACTTGCCTTTTTTTATTGGTATTGGCGAACTTAACTCGAGCTGAAAATGATACTGAGGCCGTGCGGGGCCGCACCCCTGTACGGCCTTTTTTATTATGCCGAAGGAACGTGAAAGAGAGTTACGCAGGATAGCCAGACGACGAGGCTTGAAAGGCAAGCGAGCCGATGCTTTTGTTTACGGCACAATGGTCAACGAAGGATGGCGTCCGCGGCGAAGAAAAAAGAAGGGACGTAAATGATGGCAAAGGAGAAAAAGGTTTATAAGAAACCGATTTTTGTCAAAAACAAAAAGATGACATTTCCTATGGATATCATAGCCAAGTTCAATGGTGGACGGTTCTGCGTCCAGTGCAGTGGATGTCATGGTTGTAGATAAGTATATTACTTTAAGTATATTACTTAAGCGTACATACATAGGGACAAACGATGGTGGCGTTTAATCCTAAAAGTTCAACTGACATCGAACAGCTTTCGAAGGCTGTCGGTTACAGCCGAAAGTGCATGGAGGTTTTTCGCAAGAACAGGATTGAGATATTACGCCAGCTTGTTGGTAATCATTATTCGAACAGTGGGGCGGATGACAAAGTACCCATTAACCTGCTCGAGCTGGCAATCAATATCTATATGCAGAGATTGGCCGCTCAGTCTCCGCAGGCGGAAGTGACGACAGATTATCCACAGCTTAAAGAAATATGTACCCGCACCGAGATCAGCGGTAATCGGTTTCTTGAGGATATGAAGCTTGGTGATACACTTCAAATGGCGGTCATGGGGGGCATTATATGCCAAGGTGTTATCAAGACGGGTTTGGCCCTCGAAAACGTAGAAAGGGGCGGTGAGACTTATCAAAGTGGCAAAGCTTTTGCTGCTTATGTTTCTCTTGATGATTGGGTACAGGACATGACCGCTTCCGATGATGAAGGCAGTCAGTTCGAAGGCAATTTTTATTATACAACAGTTGATGAAGCGGAAACGATGTTTCCGGATAATAAAGGTAAATTTGAGGAGCTCGATAAGCAAACTCTGGACGGCAAAGACGACAAGGCACATGATATATCAGAAGGCGGTGGGGGTGAACGAGAAGAATTCAGAGCGAGGGTAAGGCTTCTTGATATTTATTTACGGAAACAAAAGAAAGTTTTACGTTGTTCTACAAACGATGATGATACTGATCCCATCCGGGATGTTTTGAGTACTATCGATTGGTCCAAACGGAAAAGAGGTCCTTATCACAAGCTTGCTTTTATGAAAATCGATAACAATGCGATGCCGGTTGCACCTGCGATGCACTGGATAGATATCCACGATTTAAGTAATCGCCTTTTCCGTAAGCTTGGACGCCAGGCTGACAGGCAGAAAACAATAACAGGTGTTCAGCAAGGATCGGCTGCTGATGGGAATCGTGTTATAGAAGCCAATGATGGTGACACTATTTCACTGGATAACCCCCAGGCAACAAAAGAATATAATTACGGTGGAATCAAACCTGCATCGCTGGGTTTTCTTGTGATGATTCGGGACCTGTTTAGTTATTTGGCCGGCAATCTTGATGTGCTCGGCGGATTGGGACCGCAATCTGAAACTCTCGGCCAGGACCGGCTGTTATCGGCATCGGCTTCCATGCGAATTCAAAAAATGCAAAAGACAACGATAACTTTTGTCCGGGACATCATTGAAGATATCTTTATGTATATGTGGGAGGACCCGCTTTATAATCCCACTGTAACTAAAAGAGTAAAAGGCTTTGATGATGTTTCAGTTCAGGTGCCGTTCGGTCCAGAGGAGAGGCAGGGAGAATTTATAAGACTCAATATCAAGATTGAGCCTTATTCTATGCAGCATACAACGCCGGAAGCTAAACTGCAGGGATTGCGGACCATCTTCCAGGAATTTGTTGCTCCTTTCCTTTCGATGATGCAGGCCCAGGGAATTTCTATCGATATGGAAATGCTGTTCAGGAAGATAGGCAAGCTCGGGAACATACCCGAGCTGAACGATATCATTGTTTATTCGAATCCAGTACATGAGCCGCAACCGATGCAGCCGGGTAAGCCGGCAACTACTACCCGGCGTTATGAAAGAGTCAACCGTCCGGGAGCTACGAACGCCGGCAAGTCTCAAATACTTCAACAGGCCTTATTCGGCAAGCAGCCGCAAAAAAGCGAAACAGATTCTTTGTTTAGAGCCACAGGTTAGGGGAATATCGTGACTAACGAAACATCAGTTATTATGAGTCCGCTTATCCAATATGGTTTTGCAGGATTCAGCTTGATACTTCTTGGGGTGCTTATATGGCTCATACGCGAGCTGTTGTTGGTATTGAAGGAAAACAACAGGGTTATCGCTGAAAACACTCAGGCAATTAAATCTGTGGACAAAAATACCACCAACACATTCGCGATTATGGTCGAGATTAAAGATGAATTACTGAAACGGCCGTGCATAGCAAAATTTAGCCAGGGATAGATATGCCAGCTTACAGTTACAGATGCAGTTGTGGTCAAAGGCAGGAAGTGAATAGGCCGATGAGCGAAAGCCATCTTCCTGTTTTATGTGATAAATGTTCGTTTGTTATGATGCGAGATTTTAAGACTGATTTCGGCAGGCAGCATTTTGGCGATATTTGGCCGATGGCTTCTTATGCTGCCGGTGTTCATCCGAAGCAGATACCGGAGATGAGAGAGTTCGATAAACAGCATGAAGTGCCGACCGATTACAACGAGGATGGCGATCCTGTTTTCAAAGGGCCGAAACACAGGAGGAAATATTGCGAAGCTCATGGCTTATTTGATCGTAATGCCGGCCCTTCCGATCCGGTGCCGGCAAGATGTAGATAACCATCGAAACCCAAAGGAGAAAAAATATGGATTCAAACCAAACCGAAACAGATGAGCAGAAGGCGGCTGCGGAGACAAAAGCCGCTGAGACAAAAGCTGCAGAGGAAAAGGCTGCGGCAGAAACAACAACCGAAGAAAAAGCTGCATCCGAGCAGGATGCTGCAGGTGAAAAATTAGGAGTGGATTTCGACAAAAAAACTGATGAAGGCGATGCACATTCCGCCTATACCGAAACGCCGGAGGAAAAAGAGGCCAAAGCAAAAGCCGAGGCCGAGGCGAAAACAAAAGCTGATGAGGAAGCCAGCAAAAAAGACCCTGACAAAGAAGTTGACGAGAGCCTTCTTGAAAGGGCAGAAAAAGCCGGCATGAGTCGTGAAAAGGCCGGGGAATTCAGTAGTAAAGAGGACCTCGAGCGAGCAGTTGCGCTGCTCGAGGAAAGCCAGTCGGAAAAAGCTAAGACTCCGGAAGTATTGGAGGCCGAAAAAAAGGCAAAAGAGGAAGCTGAGGCTAAGGTTAAGGACGATGAAGCACCGTATGACTGCAAGTTAAATCCGGAT